CTATGATATCTAGGGTAGGTTGGTTATATGATGAAGATTTAGGAATAAACCAACCTGAAATTAAAGTATGTAATGTAGGGGATATTCTAATAGACCCATCATGTGGAGATGATATTGATGATGCACAATATATTATTCATAAGCATATTACTACCTTTTCTAAACTAAAGAAATCAGGGTATAAAGACCTTGATAATATTTTAATGGATAATACTTTAGATGTTATAAATAGTGAGGGGAATATTGCAAAATGTACTTCGTGTTCTTATAGTAATGGTACATCTTATTTAAAAGACAAACCACGACAAAAAGTAGTAGTATATGAATATTGGGGTTATTGGGATGTTAATGATACAGGAAAAACTGAAGTAATAGTTGTTAAGTGGGTTGGTAATACTATTTTGAGTATGGATGTAAACCCTTTAGATAAGAATAAATTTCCTTTTGTGATTACTCCATACATTCCATCAGATAATTCTGTATATGGAGAAAGTGATACAGATTATTTAAATGACAGTCAAAAGATAATTGGAGCAGTAACAAGAGGTATTATAGATACTTTAGGTAGAGGATTAGCAGGACAAACGGCTTATAAAAAGAATGCTTTGGATACTGTAAATAGAAAAAAAGCAGATAATGGAGAAGACTTTGAACTAAATAATTCAATAAATAATCCTAAAGAAGCTATTTATCAATTCTCATTTCAAGATGTAGGAAGTACTCCTTTTGAGCAACTAGATAGAAGTAAAAAAGAAGCCCAAGAACTTACAGGTATTGTTCCTTTTGGAACAGGTAAAGATTCTACTATCTCAGCAAATTCTAATTTTTTTAATAAGAATACACCTATGAGTCCTACTGAAAAAAGAGAAATATCTCTTATCCGTAGAATAGCTTCACATTTAACAGATATTGCTAAAATAATTATAGAGTTGAATAATAAATATTTATCATCATATGAGATATTTGCAATTTTAGATACAGAAGAGAGTGTGGTTCTACAAAATGATATTAAAAACAATCCAATATTAAATGTTAATATCAAAATAACTACTCCTGAAATGAGGTTAAATAGAGCTAATAACTTAGCATTCCTACTGCAAACATCAGGGGGTAACTTAGATGAAAAAATACAGTTAGCTATGTATGCCGATTTTGCTAAGTATGGTGAGCTTCATGATACTTATGCTATGTTAAGAGACTATCAACCACAACCTAATCCAATAATGGAAGAAAGAGCTATGTTAGAGAATGAACTACTAAAAGCTCAAATAGCAAATGAAATGGCTAAAGCTGAGGAAAATAAGGTAGATATGCAATTAAAAGCAGCTAAAGCAAGATTCCTTGATTCTCAAAGTGATTTAAACGATGCTAAATTTATGGATAATATGCAAAACCCTAACAAAGATATAGAAGATAAATTAGCATTAGCTAGAGATAATCAACAACATCAAAGAGCTATGAAAGATTCTGATATAGCCCACCAACAACAACAGCAAGGTAAAAAACTAGAACAAGAGTCTAAAAAACAGGTAGTGGATAATCTATTTAAAGAAGAATTAGAAAATAGAGAGAGAGCTAAAGCAATACAAGAATCATTAAACACAGGGATAAAAGATGAATGAAACAGAAGTAAAGCAAAAAATGTATGATATAAAAATATATCATACTTTATTAAGATTAAGAGGTAATGAAGATTTTAAACTCTTATTAAGTGATTTTTATGGTATAAATAGATTAACACTATGTGATGAGCTATTTAATAGTGATAAAGATAGATTAGATAAGTATTTGTCTTGTACAAATGAATTTAACCTTTACTTAGAAAATATAGCTATAAAAGGTGAAAAATATCAAGAAGAAAAAGGAATATAAATGAATGATGGAACAACAGAGAACAATACTAATGAGCAAATAGTATCTGATTCCGTAATTAGTGATAGTGATTTTATAACAGCACTTCATAAACGAATTAAAAATAACCAACCCACTGAAGCAAGTGTTGCAGATAAGGTAAGTGGTAATGATAAGATAGTTAATGATGATAATGAAGAAAATCCAAATGAACCAAATGAAAACCCTATACAAGAAGACTCTAAACAAAATAGTCAAGGTAATCCTGAAGAGACCACAGAAACTTCGGTAGATGAAGGAACTTCTGAAAAAGAAAGTATTACTACACATGACTATTCAAAATTATCTGACCCATATAAGAGAAAAGGGCAAGAGATAATAATTGATGATGTTAATGAGATTAGAGAGTTAGTAAGTAAAGGTTTAGATTACACTAGAAAAACACAAGAATTAGCGAATGAAAGAAAAAAAATAAAAGCTTTTCAAAATCAAGGAATTGAAGAAGCTGATATAAATATGCTTATAGATGTGCATAATGGAAATACACAAGCTATAAAAGCATTCGCAAAAAAATTTAATGTAAAAATTGATTCATGGGAACAAGAAAATTCTAATGAAGAGAATAATGATACCTATACCCCAAATAATTATATTATGGGGGATACTGAAAATATAATAGATACTAATTTTGAGATGATACAGGATACTTATAGTGAAAGTGATTATAACACTGTGGTAGAAGTATTGGGTAACCTTGATAGTAAAAGTTCTACCTATGTTAGAGAAAATCCAAATGCTATGTTAGCAATAGCAGAGGATATAAGTAATGGGACTTATGCTGAAGTAATGAAAGTTATAGACAAGCAAAAACTATTAGGAAAGTATAATAGAAACTTCATTGAGACTTATGTTCCCTTAGCTGTGAAAATAATGAAGAAGAAAGAAGCTTCTGTGCAAGAAGAAAAAAAACAAATCAAAGATAAAAAAGTAACTACTATAACTCCACCCAAATCTTTAGCTATAACTAAAAGTAGGGAGATACCTAGTAATAAAGTTACGAAAGATGCCTTAAGCGAAAGTTTAACAGGGAATGAATACTTATTACAGATGAAAAATAAGTATAAAATTAAGTAAGGAAAAATAAATGCCACATCAATTATATAATACAGGTGGAGCGACAAGTTCCGTAGGTACTCAGGTAAAAGATTTTGAGTTTAAAAAAGGTGCTATAATTGAAACCTTAGATATTAATATTTTTGGTCAGTTTGGTGAAAGTGTAACTTTATCTAAAAATACAGGTAAAACAATTAAAAAATATGTTTATTATCCATTGCTAGATGATAGAAACATAAATGACCAAGGGATAGATGCTAATGGTGTTGTAATTGCGGATGGTAATTTATATGGAAGCTCTAAAGATGCAGGTACAATAGCAGGGAAACTTCCTTTCTTAACTGAAAATGGTGGGCAAGTAAATAGAGTAGGTTATAAGAGAGCTATTATTGAGGGAACTATACAAAAATTTGGTTTTGCCGATGTCTATACACAGGAATCATTAGATTTTGACAGTGATGATGAGCTTGAATATCATATTATTACAGAGCAACTTAGAGGTGCTAGACAAGTATCCGAACATTATTTACAACTATCTTTATTGAATAGTATTAATAATATTAGATATGGTGGAACAGCAACATCATTAGGTACAATAACAGGAGAACTTGCATCAACTAAATCAGAATTAACTTATAGTATGCTTTTGAAGTTAGCTATGTTTCATGATGATACACATACTCCTGTGGATACAAAAATATACTCAGGAAGTACTAATACTGATACTAAAACTATTTCTGCAGCAAGATTCTTACTTGTACCATCAGAAGTACTTCCTACACTTAAAAAAATGAAAGACTTTCATAATGAAAAAGCTTTTATTGAAGTAAAACACTATGCAATGAATGCAACAGATAAATTTGGTGTTAATGCTAGTGGAGTTATTAAAGGAGAAGTTGGAGCTATTGATAATTGGAGAATTGTTGTTGTTCCTGGTATGTTATATAAAGCAGGAGTCGGAGAAACTGTTACTACAAATGGGGGGTACAGAGCTTCAGCAGGTAAATATAATGCTTATCCACTAGTTGTACTAGGTAGTGAATCTTTTGCTCATATCAACTTTGATAGTGCAGGTGGGGATAAAAATAAATTTACTACAATAAACAAAAAACCAGGGGTAGAAACTGCTCAATTAGGTAGTGATTACTATGGTGAAAAAGGATTCCATTCAATCAAATGGTATCAAGGTATTCTGATTATGAGACCTGAAAGATTAAGTATTACTTGGGTAGTAGCAGAACTATAAGACTAAACCAACTCTAAGGAGTTGGTTATATTTTAAATAAATAAAAGGATAGATAATGGCATCAAACACACTAGAAGAGTTAAAAAGAAGAGCATTACTCTTAGGAATAAAATCTACTGCTAAAGATACTGAAGAAGATATTTATGCAAAAATTAAGAAAGAATATTCCTTAGACAGTATTTTAGGATTTACGGATGAAGAACTAAAAAAAGTACTAATTGCTAAAAATTTAGAGAATGTTCATAAAAAAGTTAGAGTTAGTATCAGTTGTAATGATATAGGTAAAGCAGCACTACCTGCTAACGCAGGAGAATTTTATAGCTTTGGGAATGATACAACAGCAGAAACAATTTCTGTATTTGTCCCTAATAGCACTGAAAGTTATCATATTCCTGTTTATATTTATGATATTATTAAAAATCAAAAAATTATAATTAATAGGGAAACAGGTAGAAGAAATGAATTTGGTATTGCTGTTGAAGAAATGGTTGAAAAGCCTAAGTACAATATTACGATACTTCCATCATTGACTACAAAAGAATTAAAGGATTTAAAAGATATGCAAACAAAATCCCAAAATTATATTTAAAAGAGATTAAATGGCTTACTGTACTTTACCTACAATTGACATAGATAATGTAACTAGTTCATTTCCTAATATACCTATACCTAGTAGTAATCTTGAAAGTTATACAGATATCCTGAATACCTTAAATACAGCAGCTAATCCTATTGATGATAAGTTAGTATCTACATTTGATAAAATATATACCTCTGTAGATAATAAAATTAAAGAGTTATTTAGTAGAGGGGTATTCACAGATGGGGATATGTCAAAGGTGTATCCTCAACTAATGCAAGTTAGCTTAACCACAGCTTTAGAACAAGTACACAGAGAAGCTAATTTTAAACAGTCAAATATAGTAAAAGCTTATGAGATAGTAAAACTTCAACTAGAAACTTATCAAGCAGAAGTAACTGCTAAAGTAATTATTCCTTATTCTGCTGAAAAAGTTAAAAACGAATCTTTAAAAATGTTAGTAGATTCAGAGATTGCAAAAGTAACTCTTGAAAAAGTAATCCCTTATGAAGCACAGCTAAAGTGTAATCAATCTAATCTTATACTAGAACAAGCCATAGGAGAATCTTATAAAAATGGTAATGGTATTTATTTGAATAGTATCTATGCTAAAGAAATAAATAAAATTCAAGAAGAAACTTTGAACCTAGAAAGGGCAGGAGTTACTATGAATATTACCAATGGTAATGGGAATATTTCAGATTCCGTACCTAGAACACAAGCTGAAATAAATAAAAAACAAGCAGAATTATATGCTACACAAAAAAAATCTTATATTAATCAAGATAGAGAAAACTTTATGAAAATTGTACAAGGATACTATAATACAGCAGTTGTTGAAGAACCTGCCGCAGAATATCTTCTTCAATGTTTTCGTAGTGCTACTGCAGCTACTGACTCTCCAAATGGAGTAGATAATATGCTTAGACAATGGGGTTCATCTTTAGGATTCTCAGTAGATATTGGGCACTATACTCCTAATTGTACTCCAATGTGTACTACTCCTTAAAACCCTAATCTTTACGAATGTATGAACTAAAAACAGTTCGTGCTTTGTAGAGCTTCTAGGGACTTACTTTTATATTAAAGGAATCAATTAATGCTAGTCCTTAGAAAAAAGACTGCTCTTAAAAAAGATATCACAAAAGCTATAAGATATATCCTAGATAATCACATATGGGATAAAGAGGGTATTGCATTGTATATTAGGAGCATGAGAGTATCAATGAAAAATAACTTAGCTTTTACTTACATAGCTGATAATAAAGCTGTATATTTTATATATTTAAGAGAAACAACTCCAACAATAATTGAAATAGTATCTTTGATAAAAGTATGCAAAAAAGCACCATTCATGAGTTTATTAAAGATTAATTATTTATTACTACAAGAATATACTTATATTAAATATTCCCCACCATTGTTAACAAATAATAAATATGATTTTATAGGAGCTAAGTACTTTACTTCTGATAGTCTATTTAAGTATAAAAATAATAAGCAAAGGCATATTATAACAAAACCAAATGTCATAAGAGAAATATCTTATCTATTCCCTGAATTAATAGAGAAATAAAAATGGCAATAGCATTTGGTTTTCTTTGGCAAGTAGTTGTAAATGTGTTTGAAGAAGTATTTAGTTGGTTTGGTATTGAAGATACTTCAGTTGTGACTAATTATAAATCTGTATCTCAGTTAGGGGCTAATAGGGAGTATCATATATTTAGTGATGGAATTAGAAATATATTAAACGAAAATAAAGATTTAACAGTTAATCATCTCATAGATTTAGAATTATACCAAAATGTACCCTTTAAAGTAAGAAGATATTTAAAATATTGTGCTAAAAATTTACCTAATGCTTTACCTAGTGCAGGAATTGAAAAAGTGCTAACAGATGATGATAAAACACAACTTAAAAATTATATACATGATAATTCTATATTAGTACTCCCTAATGATATAAACTCTGTTAAATTAACCAAAAAGAAGAGAACTTCTTTATCAGTACCAATAATGATGTGTGATAAATATGCAAGACTTACAGGATTAGCAGTCATAGAGAAAATATATGGTGCTTCATGGTTCTATATGCAAAACTATAATTTACAAGGGAATCAAGTGATTCCTTATGCTAATCCCCCTACACAAGTACTCTATAATGGTAATACTTATCCAGTTCAAAGAGAAGTGTTTGGTGGGGAGTTTTTACTAGACTATGATTATAGCTACGATGCTAATAACAGTAGGTGGGTGGTTTCACTTCGCTTTCCTGAAATATTTTTTGGGTACTTAGATACACCAATAGAAGAAGAAAAAACTGAAAATTATTTAATTAAAGACACATTAACTCAATTTCAAATGGATACATTTTATGATACAGTAGATTATACTAGTACTGAATATTTAGTACTAGAATATACAGTAGTAAAA